TACATTAAGTTCTACATTAAGTTCTTACTATAGTTTTATCTTATACTATTACTTTAATATAACCTTATATAAGTCTATACATATAGTTAAACATAAGGTTAACTAACAGTCTAACTAAAGACAAAAGGAGTTTGAAATGACTGAAAAGAATAAATCCATTAAACTTGTCTCCCCTAAAGGGCTTGCACAGTTCCCGTGGATTCAGAAGGCTGACACTAAGTTTGACGCTGATGGTGTCTATAGTGTCACTATTAAATGTGAAGATTCTGAGCAGGTACAGAAGTTCATTGCTAAGTTGGAAGACATTCGTGATTCTTTCTATGACCAAGACGAAGGCGTACAGAAAGCCCTTAAGACTCGTAAAGCAGTGAATAAAGCTGATGTCTGTGAGTATGATGAAGAAGGTAATGTCTACTTCAAGTTCAAACAGAAAGCTAAACTTAAGTCCAAGACTGGTGACATCATTGATGTAACTATTCCTGTCTTTGATGCTAAGGCTAAGCCTATGGATGAACTTATCGGAAGAGACAGTCTCATTAAGGTAGCTACTACCATCTTCCCGTACTTCATGCAGACCACAAAGACTGTAGGTTTGTCTCTTAAGCTGACTGCGGTGCAGGTTCTTGAACTTAAAGCCCCCTCTTCTGGTGGCTCTGGTTCTGGCTTCGGCTTTGAAGAAGAAGAAGGATTCACTCACGAAGAAGGAGCTAAGGCTTCTACTCCGTTTGATGCTGATGACGAGTCCGAAGAAGAGATTACTGACTTCTAATCATGGCTACACGTAAGGCTTGCTACAGTGTCCGCAGAAGACATGACACAGGTACTTACAGGTCAGGACTTGAAGTCGCTCTAGCTAACGCTTTGGCTGACAGGGGTATTAATGGTCACTACGAGGAGTATTACATTACGTATGTAAAACCTGAGTCAAACCATAAGTATACCCCTGATTTTGTCCTGCCTAACGGTATCGTTATAGAGTCCAAAGGAGTCTGGGATTCCGATGACAGGAAGAAACATTTATTAATCAAGGAGCAGTACCCAGAGTTGGACATTAGGTTCATCTTCAGTCGCTCCAAAACACCCTTGTATAAAGGATCTAAAACAACGTATGCCTCTTTCTGTGAAGCACATGGAATCAAATATGCAGACAAAACTATTCCTGAAGACTGGTTCAAAGAAGACAAAAGACCCGCAGGGAGGTACTTAAATAAACACATAAGGAAACAAACAAAATGATTGAAAAACCGTACATCGAGGAGTTTAAAACATTCGCTCAACTTAAGAAACGCACAGTAACCGACAAGATCGTAGTCCACTGTTCCGCTACCCAGTGTCTTGACAAGTATGACCGCAAGACTATCGAACAGATGCACAGACAGAACGGATGGACTACCATTGGTTATCACTATGTAATCAAAAAGGATGGAACCATTCAGGAGGGACGACCATTAGATACTATTGGTGCACACGTAAAAGGAGAAAACAGCCATACCGTAGGTGTCTGCCTTATTGGTGGAACAGACGCTAAAGGAAAGTCTGTATTCAACTATTCGGATGAACAGATGGTATCCCTTAAGCTTCTTCTTGATTGGCTTCGTAGCGTCTATTTAAACGTTCCTGTGTGCGGTCACAGAGACTTTAAAGGTGTAGCTAAGGACTGCCCCTGCTTTGACGTAGAGGCTTGGTATGAACCTAAGGCTACCTACGTTGTGTATGACCACAAGAAAGGCTTTAAGTCTCTGCTGTCTCAGGTTGACTTCTTGAGAGCCAACAACGGACAGACTGAGTTTGAAGATGGTGATATTGTACGTATTGAATAAAATCTACACTAAAGGTAAGAGCAATATGTGGATTAAACTTATTCCTTACCTTGTGTGTCTCCTTTTAGGTGCTTCAATGAGTTCTGTATGGCATTCCTATCAGGAGTCCAAAGAGAACCTGAAGTACCTAGAGGAGAAAACTAAGATTCTCAATGAGCACAAGGATAAAATCAACACTATAGAGAAAGAGAAAAATGAGACCATTTCATCCCTTCTTGCTGAGCTTGAACGGGTTAATGCTACTAATGATACTCTGCGTGATGACTCTCAGCGGTTGCAGTACAAACTTCAAGAAGCCTCAGACAGATTGTCCAAAGGTGGAAATAATGATTCCTGCAAACCTACTAGAGAAGCACTCGCCAAATGCTACGGAAATCTCAAAGAAGGAACAAAGCTTTTACAAGAAAGTAACAGAGTCCTTAGAGACAACGCAGTAAAACACGACAAACTAGTTGACCTAGTAAACACATACATTAAGGAAACTAAACAAAATGACACAGCGGATAAAGGAAGAACTTCACCGTAAATTCACACAGGAAGACGAATACAAACCTGAATGGGAAAAGGAGGAATACTATGATGGTGCGGTCGACAACACGGTTTGGATTCCGCAGGATATGTACGATGAACCTTACGAAGAGGAAGAGGACGATATTGAAAACCTTGACCGTGAGTCTTATCGTGCCTACAAAGACGCAGAACGTGACATTTCAAGACACAAACACTGGTAACTAGGAGAGAGATACCATGGATATTACACAGAACATCACAACGTACAATCAGGGACTGGCTACAGCTACAGTCCTGAATCTCAGCTACGGGGAGATCGTAACGTTTGAACTTAAGTACCCCCGTTACATTCACTCGGAGTTCATGACTCACCGTATGTTCTCCAGAAACGCTCAGTCATCCAGAGCTACTCCTATCGAAGTACTTCAGCAGGACGTACTGGATGATCCTGTAGTTCCTCTGGAGCTTTACAAGAACTGCAAAGGTATGGCAGGTAAAGAAGAGGTTGACCCTGAGACTTACGACTACTTTGTCACACTGTGGCTTGATGCTCTCTATGCAGTCAGTGATATAGTTGACCTTATGAAAGAAGAAGGAGTCCACAAACAGCATATTAACCGTTTGTTAGAACCCTTCAGTTACATTAAGGTTATCTGCACGACAACTATGGAAGCTCTGGAGCACTTCTTCTATCTTCGGATTCAGCCAGATGCTCAGCCCGAGATTAGAGACCTTGCCTTTGCTATGGAACAGGCAGTGAACAGACACATCGAGTCCTATGGACTTGTCAAAGAGATTAACCACATTCCTTATGTTGGTCAGCCTGAAAGTTACAAGACTGAGGATGTCATTAAGGCATACCTTATCTCAGCCGCTAGATGTGCCCGAGTGTCCTACCTTAAGTTTGACGGTAAGACTCCCTCGGAACAGGATGACCTTAAGTTAGCTTATCAGCTCCTTGAAAATGGTCATATGTCTCCGTTTGAACATCAGGCTTGCCGAATTGATGATCCTGATGGTTATCAACAGTATGCCGCTAACCTTCAGGGTTGGCAGTCGTTCCGCTATATGCTTGACAATTACGATTCTTACTACGAATTATGTATGGAAATCCTAGAGAAGAATCTTCAACCTTCTTAAGGCATATCCCTTGTCCTAGGTGTGGCTCATCAGATGCAAACTCATTGTTCTCTGATGGTCACACTTATTGTTACTCCTGTAACACTTACTCTAGGGCTGAAGGTGATACAGTTGAAGAACCTAAAACACGAGTTATTCAGAAAATGAAAGACACTATTCCGTTCAGCGAATTAACCTATACAGCCCTCAGAGCAAGACACATTAATGAGGACACTTGTAAAAAGTTCTCTTATATGTTGGGAACAGTTAACGGTAAGGCCTGTCAGGTAGCTAACTACTACAACGACAAAGGTGAACTTACAGGTCAGAAGTTAAGATTCCCTGATAAAACATTTGCAGTCCGTGGTCACATTACGGATTCTCTCTATGGTCAGCACTTGTGGTCTGGCGGTAAGAAACTTATTATTACTGAAGGTGAGATCGACTGTCTCTCTGTGAGTCAGATTCAGAACAACCAGTATCCAGTGGTTTCTGTACCTAACGGAGCTCAGGGTGCTAAGAAGGTACTTGAGAAGAACTTAGAGTATCTTGCAAAGTTCGATGAAGTCATCCTTATGTTTGACATGGACGATGCAGGACGCAAAGCCATTGAGGAATGTGCTAAGATTCTTCCTGTAGGTAAAGCTTTTATAGCTAACCTTCCCTGTAAAGACCCTAACGACTGTCTGAAAGAAGGTAAAACCAAAGAGCTTATTTCAGCTATCTGGAATGCCAAACCTTACAGACCTGATGGGATCGTTGCAGGTACAGAACTGGAGAACAAATGTGTCCACGAGTTACTTAATATCACAGACTGTGTACAGTACCCATGGACAGCCTTACAGAACAAAACACGAGGAATAAGACATGGTGAACTTATCGTACTCACCTCTGGCTCAGGGATGGGTAAATCAACTATTATGCGTGAGCTTGAGTATTATCTTGGTGTTGTACTTGGTGAGAAGTGCGGTATTGTGGCTCTTGAAGAAAGTACACAAAAGACAGGACTTGAGTTAATGAGTATTCACCTCAATAAGCGTATCTCTTTAGACCCTGAAGGTACAACTGAAGATGAACGCCTTGAGGCATTTAAGAAAACAGTAGGTAATGGCAACTTTTATTTGTATGATCATTTTGGGTCTCTGGATAGCGACAATCTGCTGTCTAAACTTAGATACATGGCGGTCGGACTCGGATGCAAACGCATATTTCTGGATCACATTTCCATTGTGGTCAGTGGTATGGATTCTGACGCTGATGGTGGTGAGAGAAAGTGTATAGACAAACTCATGACTAACCTTAGGTCATTCGTAGAAGAGACCGGAGTCACACTCTATGTTATCTCTCATCTGAAGAGACCTGAAGGTAAAGGACATGAAGAAGGCGGACAGGTTTCTCTGGCTCAGCTCAGAGGTTCTGGAGGTATCGCCCAGTTGTCTGACATGGTGATCGGACTTGAACGTAATCAGCAGGGAGACAACCCGAATGTGTTAACATTAAGAGTCCTTAAGAACCGATTCTCAGGTGAAACTGGGGTTAGTGGTCACTTACTTTATGATGTAAACACAGGCAGACTCAAAGACTATGAGGACTGCCCATTTGAT